TTTGTTGCGCCATTAACTGTGCGCTGCACAATCAAATAGGTGTCATCCTCATTAAGATCGCCAGGTATCGTTGCCACGCTTTCAACGAGCGCATGGGTCTGATCTGTTGTTGCAAGCCTTGTGGTGTCTGAGCTGACGACAGATAAAAAGCCGTTAGGCGTCGGGCTTGTCTCTTCAATCGTAACGATTGCAGCTGCTGGGTTGGATACGGTGAAATCAGCGTGGGCGTTGACTGCGGTAAAAATATTGTCAGCTGTGGTGTTGTTATTGGTGTTTGGCCGAAAGCCTGTTGCTGATGCCGGGCTAGAGCCGCCAGCCGCCTCGGATGTAAAAGTTACTGTCGTGCCATCGCTCTTAGTAAATTTTAGCGTGCTGCCAGTGGCTATGTTGGCATAGTCGCTGACCGTGATAGTGCAAGCGCCAGAGCGTCCACCAATGATGTGCTCATGCCAGGCAATCACGTTCTCTTCGCGCCGATAGGTCATGCCAGAAAACAGGCCATTCTCCAACACACACCAGACCACGTTATCTGGCTCTTGTTGCAGTGACATCTCTTTGATGCCGGTATCGGTGATATGTTCTGCCAATAGCGTCAGATCGGGTGCCTGATAGCTATCTGTGTTGAGATCGAAAATCAGCTCACGCAGTTTTCGCTTTGCCCGTTGCACAAACAGCGTCACGTTGGCCACCTGGACGGGCTGAATGTTTGCCGAGCCATATGTGGCCTGACGCTTCACAACGGCGTTTGTAGGGCTCAGAGGGGCGTCTTCGGAGCTTGTAACCACAAACTCACCGCCGGACGTGCCAACCAGTAGTACACGGCCAGCTTGAAGATATCTGATGATGTTGACCTGGTTAGATCCTAATGTGTAGGTCAGCGCGTCATCAGCGTCGGTGCCGTCAGCAAAATCCTCAAAGCTGCCGCCCACAGAAAAGAACAATGTCTGTGGTTGTTGGGTTGTTGATGCAAACACCAAGCGCTGTTCATAGAACGCCACAGCCGCCGGAAAGCCGGTTGTCGTCGAAAAAGCACCCAATGACCAGTCTGTGTTAGCAGCAAGGTCGCCATTTATTGTAACGCTATCGCCAGCATTTTCATCAGTTAGATCAGCGCTCGGCGCCAGTAATAGCGTGTCCTCAGTCACTTTTACTATGATGGCCGAGGTTTCATTATTGTTACTGTCAGTAAATCCTGTGACTGTAATCTTTTGCCCGACTTTGAATCCTTGCTCTACAAACTGCCCGGCGCTGTCTTGGTAGCGGTCATTATGCTCTAGCCCGGTTGATGACGGATCTCCCTCATGGGCTGATATTGTCGTTGCGGCATAGCTCGGCATCAGCTCTGCCCTGCCATCAGCGTTGGTCTGCACGGCTGTTGCAACCACAGTAGCGCTAGTAAAGCCGGTAATCTTGGTCACACCATCATGCACCTTGATAAGCCGGCCAACGTCTGAGCTAACAAATGTACTGGTACTGGCGGTCACATTGACCGTGCCGGTGCGCCCTGATGCTAGAAATGTTGTGGCGGTGGTGTTTTCGTCTTGGAACGGCCCCCGCAGAAAATCAACCTCTGCAATCGTCCAGGCTGTATGACTGGTTCTGGTAATCTTTCTGGGCGAAAAGTCAGGGTGCGCCACATACATGACATCGGCGCTTTGTGTGAATTTTATCTTGGCAAGATCAGTGTGTGCATATGGTGTGCTTACCTCAATAGGATCACTACTGCCATCAACCACCGTGCCGCCGTCTTTGTGGATGCGAAAGTATGTGTCGCCAAACTCAAGGATATAGGTTTGCTCGACGTTAAACTCAAACGGGATCAGGCGCACATTATGGGCGCTGTTCTTGACTTCACGCACAAAGATAGTGCCGGGGCGCCGGCTGGCACCGCCATGAGGATGAACAATAAAATTCTGTAGTTTTTTACAGCCATTAAAATATTTTTGCAGATCGGTGCGGCCATCGAGCCTTGGGCTCAGCTCACCGGCTGTAAAATTAGTAAAGGCTGGCGACGCTTTGGCCATTTAAAACCTCGAATTGATAAATGTATCAGCAGCGACTGTTCTGCTTTCATTAACAATTGATGTGTTGATTGCGTTATCTTCAGTCGCATCAACAAACCGCGCTTCGGTCAGTTTGGTCTGATAAAGGCTGTACATATTGGAGCCGAGCGCTGATGAGCCGACCAGCGGATAGGCAAGGTCTGCCGCCAGCGCAGCTGCCAATGTTTCAATTAGCAGTGTGTCGTACTCGTTCACGTCAGTGACGCGCGCTATGTATATCATCTGGATTGTGCTTTCGTTGCACAAGAGTTTGCGGCCCTCTACGCGGTAAAGGGTATTTGCATCACTTAAACCCAGTACACGCAAACAGAACGGATCAGTCGGCAATGTGAATTGTTGTGTAAATTCAAAAACCGGGGTGGCGGTATCTGGTGCCAGAGCTACGCGGGTGGTCAGGCTATTCCAGGGATGAGCGCGGAATGTTGCATCTCGCACAAAGTCATAGCGCTGGTTGCACAGCCGTGCCGCCTTGCTGTCCTCAGTAAGCGCAATAATATTGGACGCGCCGATCTGATTGAGTGCGCTGTTACAAATATCAACAACAGATGCCATAAAACCCTCATACAATAAAAGGCCAGCCCAACACTGAGCTGGGCTGGCCTATTGGTTAGTTTACGACGTACTCAATGACGAACGCCATATCACCCAGTGTTCCACCAGTTGCCGAAAATGTTGCGGCAATATAGTAGTAACCACCCGGATCAACAGTGTCGCTTGCTGCTGCACCGGCTATGATGTGTAGCTTTTGACCAGTGGTATTAAGGTCAAGCACTTCATAGCGTAGTTCCGCGACCGCTGCGCCATCAGCAACAGCTGTAGCAAAACAATCTTCGTCAACAACAACGCCGGCAGATGTGTAAGCACCAACATTATATGCGCAGCTTCCACCCAGAGCATCCGTACCTATGCGCAAACTGATGATGTTTGCGTTAGTTGGGATTGGGGCAAGCATTACAATGTCATCATTGGTGCTGTCACCAGCTGCCAAAGCAATGTTGCCAGAAGCTATACGGATTACACCGTGCAGATTCTGAGCATCACTGAACACATGAGGGCTAGCTTCAAAGTTAGCCACTAAGTCTGAATTTTTAGTAGTCATTACAAAGCTCCCTTATGCTGATTCATCGCAATCGATTTGGATCACTTTAGCCTCTTCCATACGGGTCGCACCAAACTGGGCGCAATAGTAAACCTGTGTAGAATAAGACTTGTCAGCTCTCTCATCGATACGAGATTGAACGTCTTTACCAACTGCCAGCTTCAGGCCATCTTGAGCCCAAGCGAAACAGCTACGAATGTTGCCAGCTTTGGCAAGGCGAGTAGACACATGGAACTGAAAGCCCATGAATGTGTTAACCTCACCCTGCACCAAGGCTTTGACTGTGTTAAAGTCAGAGCTTGTGACAGAGGTGGTGTTTAACAACGCCTCAACTTGATCTGGCCCCACAGCAATATGCCGTGGAATGGATGGATCAACTGAACCCAGGTCAAGTAACTTCTTGGCCGAGATTAGTTTCGCCACAGTCAGATCCGCTGAGCCATTAGCAATCTGGTTTGCTGAAAGCATTGTTGTGCTTGTCGCACCAGCTTTGCCGGTCAGTGATGTGCCTATTGCTGCCTCGATGATTGCATCATCCATAGCACGACCCATAGCAGCAGCTGCCGCACGGGCATATGTGCTTGTAGGATCAATGAGCATCTGGACTTTGTCAGCGTCATCAATGAGATCAGCCCATTCATAGGCTTCCATTGTAACCATTCTGCGAGAATGGGGTGTTTCAACCATCGGGGTATCCGAATGGCGTGATGTGCGTTTGATCGCCGCAGCCGAGCCAACCTGATCGAAAAAAGCTTTTTCTCCGACCACTGATTCCTCTTCGACGCCGCCCCGTAGGATCGACCCCATCTGCTGAGAAAGCAGCTGTACGTTGGTGCTAAACTGCTGGGAAAACGCGGTTGAGATTTGTGCAGACATATCAATGTCTCCCTTTGCGTTTGCAGTTAAATGGCTTGCTACCCGCCGAAATGACGGACAAAGGTTTTTGCAGTACGGATGCGCCGACCGGGGCTATGCAGCTTGTCCGGGTTTTTGCTTCGGTGCCTTGGCTGACTGGGCGCTAGGCTTGTCAATCGGCGTGAGGCACCATTGCAAATTCTTTTCTGCCTGTTCCAATGGGTTCTGGATCACAGCGTGTGTGCCGGCTTCCATTGTCAGGCGTAAAACTTCTAGCCGGAACTCTCTATCCTCATGCTCCGACATTTAACATTTCCTGATATCTCAGCCCCTCTTGCACAAAGAACTGATGCTCAGGATGGCGTTGATCCCAATATGGTGAGCCTGGCGCTCTAATTTCTGAGAGCTTGGCTTTGGCATCATCAGGCGTCAGACCGCCGGACGATTTGTTGCCGGCCAGTACATCTTCACCAATTTTGCTGTTTATAAACTCGCTGACATTGACCATCATCTTAATGATGCCGGGGTGATCTCCCAGTAGCCGGCCATCGGCCAGCTGGATCTCTGACAACTCAGCTGAGCCGAACTCCTGCATGGCGGCGTTGCCATTATTGATGCGATCTGCATAAGCAGCGCCATATTCTTTTTTAAGCTCAACCTCTGCTGTTTCGCGCATTTGCTGGATCTGACCTTCACCAGCGCCCACTTGTGTGCCAAGAAACTGATTATAGCCACCAAGCAGCTTTTGTGCTTGTGATGGTGTCAGGCCGGCTTCATGGGCTGCGCCTTTGAACCAGCTCAGCATATCGTCTGATTGCTCGATGCCTTCCGGCATTTCGTTGTCCAGCTCGTAGCCATCCGGCGCATCTGGCCGGCCTAGTCTACGATATACCTCGCCCCAGTCTTCATCAGTGGCGTGTTTACCCGGTATAGCCAGTTTATCAGCGCCAATCATTGACTGCGCGTTGACATAGCTTTTAGCCAGAGCCCCAACGTCGGTAATATGTTCTAATGACTTATGCCCCCGGATTTCTTCGGGAACGCTCGTGCGCCAATCGCTGGCGACAGACTGGGCTACCGTTGCATCGGCAACGACCTCAGCTACCTGTTCTTCACTCATCTTGTGTCATATCCTCTAATTGTTTGCGATCCCGCAGCATGGATCTGATAAAAAGCAAAACCGTGCGCTGCCCTTCACGGTAGGCTGTTTCACAAGGATCAGCCGAAAATGTTGTCGAATGTTCACAAAATCTCACACCGATATCATCAAGGATGCGTTTACCGTCCTCACTGCCAAAGACAGTTTTATAAAGCTGTATTGTATCTTCCGGCGTCATTCAGCTGCCTCGGTCGCATCAATGGCTCTGACCATTGGTGCGGCATTGCCAGCGGCCTCGGCTGTTTGCATAAGCTGTTGCTGTTCTGCCATTGCCGCTTGTTGTTCCTGGCGCTGTGCGCGCAAGATAGCGACTTCCTGATCGCCTCTTACAGCCGTGGCCGGCACTGACAGGATCTTGATCAGGTGACGTGATATACCGTCGCTGTCCACATAATCCATGATTGACGGATCAAGCTGCGATAGCGGCGTCATTAGCTCTAGCAATCTGGTCATGGACTGTATGTCGCCCTGCCGCTGTGCCTTGGCCAACGGGCTTACATAAGTGATTTCTATGTTTGAGCCGGTCATAAAGTCAGGCGCTGGGGCAAATGCCTTTTGCCGGGATAGGATGCTATAGACGCGGGTGATCAGCGGTTGCAGTAGCTCCTGGCTTAGTCTGCCGGTGAGCGGCCCCAACAATCTCATTTTTTCTTCGGTGCGTTGAACCACCTCGGTGGCCGTCATCTGCGGCCCGGTGCCTAGTATCAGCTGGTCAACATAGAAAGCCGCACGGATAGCGCCGCGTCGTTGCTCTTCCATGTTAAGCCCTAGCGGGTTGTTTGCCCCTATATTTAGTGGTTCGATGCGGTCGCGTGTACCAGATCTGTAAAAGTTCAGACCGCCCGGCACTGTCCTGACCGGCAGCATGAAGCCGTCATCCGGCACCAGTAGCGGCGGGTCTACCTGTTTTTGTGCTGCCCGGATTGTCACCTCGGACATGCGATTCAACATTTTAATGTCTGCCAGCGCCGTCATTGATGGTGACCGGCCATAGCCAAGCTCAAAAGAGCTTTTGCTAAAACGCGGCGCCATGTATGGAAATTCGTCAAAGCCGGATTCGGACAGCACGACCTTTTGATCAGGCTCTATATAGACTGAGGCAAACGGTTTGTTTTCAGCTGTGACCTTGGTTATGTCGCGATCATCACGGCTATAGACCGCGTGAAGCAATGTGATTTCATCATAGGGATTATTCTGCGCGCGTTGCAGTACTTTACTATTGAATTTTTCTTCACCGAATCGGTTCATGGCGGCTCTGGCCGGCATCTTGAACTGGCGATAGACCGTATCGACCCGCCCTTTATCGTCTTCGGACAGAAAACATTCCTTGATATGGCGTGTACTAAATCTGATCTGTTGCTCGTCGTCTTTATCGACAAACATCACAGCGGTGCCAAATGTCACCAGATCAAGATATAGCTCGGCGATTTGCTCTTGAAAGTTGGAGCGGTTAAACGCCTGGTACATAACGTCCTCGACGCTTTGCAGCCATTCTTTAGCTTCATCGTCGCCGTTCAGATCATCATCATTATATCTAAGCCCGAACCAGCTGGTGCTGCCGTTGGTCAACATACCATGCAAAGAAGCCGCTAACAGCTCGGCTGCCAGTATGGCGGTGCCATCAAACACCAGCTCTGAGCGTTTATCGCCGGGCGAGCGGTTTTTTGTGACATCTGCCTTGCGCGGCACCACATAGTCAGCAATTTCCTGCCAGTGCGCTTCCCATGTCTGGCGTTGTGTTTCCAGAGAATGAAAGCGTTTGATCAGGATTTGTGCGATTTCGTCAGCCATTTAGCCACCCAGGAGCGTTTTGGATTCTGTTGGCGCATCACCCATCACACCTTTGGTGCTAGTCAGAATGGTGCCTGATTTCTTCTTTTTCTTTTTCTTTGGCCCATCTTCACCTTGATCGCCGGCATAGATCACATCATCAGGATTATCCGGCTCAGGCGCATCAACTACTTTCGCGGCTGCCGCAGCAGCTGCTTCTTCTTGCTGGCGCATTTCTTTTTTGCTTGGAACAATCCCAGCTGCCTTGCCAGTTTCCCGTATTATTCTTTTAAAAAAACCACCCATTATTTGCCTCCAAGTAATGATTTATATTGTATGGGGGCATCTGTTGTGACGCCCTGCGAGCCTGTTTTCTGACTGGTTTTCATCGTTGCCTTGCCCGTTTGCTTTTTCTTGGTCTTTTCTGTCTCGGTGCCGGGCGCATTTACAACAGGATCAGGGGCTGGCGGCGGTGGTGGTGGCGCCGGCGGTGGCGGGGGAATATTTACCTTTGGGGTCAAAAAACTCATGCGACCACTCCTAACGGGTTGTACGCGCTGTCTGCGATTTTTTGGGGCGCCCTCTCCCACGCTTGGTTTTCTTTGATACCGACGGCGAGGTATCTAAAAGCGTCGGCGGCGTGGCTCGACCAGTCATGTACCGGGGTATTTCTGAAGCTCCTGAGCCTTTCGTTATACGCCCTATGATAGTGCCTAAGCGCTTCCAGACCCGGCCCACAAGCTGTTTTATCAAACCAGCAACGCGGGATAAGCATTTGTGCAGCATGAAGTCCATCCTCTAATGGTAGTTTCGGCACGACCCGGAAGTTAATCCCCAGATCCCAGGCGACCTCTCGCCGGCTTTTACCGCTGCCCAGCTCCCTGACCTCAATGTCATGCGGGGCATTGTGTGTGCCGTAAAGGTAATCTTTTTCTGCCAGCATCCGGGCATAGTGAGGCAAGCCCTCGCCGCGGTTCTCATAAAAATCTATGACGTGGACAGCCCGGCCAACGGATTGCGTAAACCAGACCACAGTGCTGTCGCCAACACCCAGATCCCACCAGGTATCTACCTTCACGGTTGGATCATACGGAACTGAAGAGATGCGGCCTGTTTCTTGTGCGGCTTGAAGCTCTTTTCCAAAAACAGCCCCTGGGACATTGGCTACCCAGCTACACTCGAACTCCTGTTCGAACTGATCAGCTGACATCATCGACCTGGCAGCGTCCAGCTCTTCAGCATCCAGGATGCCAGTATCGCTAGCCTTGTGAATAGCCGTGTACCAGTCGTCCTGGCTTTCAGCTGCGGTAAACAATTCATAAAATGCGTTATGACCTCTAGGCGTACCAATAAAGAGCGCCTTGCCTTTTCTGTCGCTCAGCGCCGGCCTGATAATCTCAGGAAACAAACTCTCTGGCATATCTGCCATTTCATCGAGACACGCCATATCCAAATAAATACCACGCAAGCTATCCGGGTTCTCAGCACCCAAGAGCTGTATCCTCGCACCATTAGGTAAATCACAGCGCAGCTCAGTCTCATGAAACCTGGCCATAGGTATCTTGCCGGCGAACACTTTCAGATAATCCCATGCAACCGCCTTAGCTTGCCGGTAGGTGGGCGCTATGTAAGCACACCTCGGATTGGTATTGGGATTAAGCACAGCCTCTCTCAGCAAGTGATTTATCGCCATGACGGTCTTGCCAGCACGTCGATGCAGGACAACGACGCCCCAGCGCTTGGCAGCTAGCTCAGCATGGAGCTGCGCTTGCAATGGCCTAGGCGTATATGGGATCTCAATGTTCATGTCAGAGACAGGCTCATGATAGGTTATTATACGTTATAGATTCGGCGGGTTAGTCTGGGGGTGGTAGGGGGGTCGCTTTTGCAAATCCCTACATAAAACAGGTACACATCCCGTCACTCTCGTAAGCATATCAATGGTTACAGCCAGCCCAGTGCCAAGCCAGTGCCAAGATCATTCC